TGCCTATTTTAGCCTTCGACTCGGCGCTATGCTTTTTGCCGTACATATTGTTTTTCTCACCCTTCTGGCTTTGACCATGGCCCTTCTTATATCCCTGACTCAGGTAATATGATTCAAGGTCTTTGTCTATCATAATTTTACCGTCTTCATTATACACCCAGATACGCCCCAGTTTTCGCAGAGACATTTTCTTGCGGATTACATCATCAAAGGCAATTCCGCCCGAAATGTTTTTGTTGAGCCATTTCGTTTCGTTCAACACCTGCATCCGGCGCAGGACTTTCTGCTCCCATACGAGGGCATTATGACGTTTCTCAAATGTCTTTCGTACCTGAATAACGTCGGGCAGACCCCAGGATCTCATACATTCATGGACATATTTTGATGAGGTGAAATAGCTGGTGAACAAGTCTTCTGGTTTGCAGCCACGGGCATAGCGTACACCATAGTACCAGACATTCTTTTCTTTCCAGCCTATCAAGTAGGTATATTTCATTATTTACATCCTTTGTCGAAGTAGTTGGGTAATTCTAGTATTTATAACACTAAATACAAGCGAAGAAGAATTAATTTCCTATTGGAGAAACAACGTGGCATTTAATGTAAATCTTTTCGCTGGCAACATGGCACTTGGTGGTGCTAGACCTACGCTGTTTAGCGTACAAATCACCAACCCAATCAATGGCTCTGCGGATATTCAAGTACCATTTATGGTCAAGGGAAGTTCAATTCCTGCGGCTACACTTGGAATGATCGAACTACCGTATTTTGGTCGTAAGGTCAAGATTGCAGGCGATAGAACATATGAGGATTGGACTACTTCAGTTCTCAATGATGAAGACTTTGGTATTCGTAATGCCATTGAAGAATGGTCACATGCTATCAACACACCAGTTGGTAACGTGGCTAACCTTGGTTCTGCATCGCCCTCGCAATATAAATCTGACGCACAAATTACTCAGTTTTCTAAGACTGGTATTCCAATTCGTACCTATAACTTTGTCGGTCTTTGGCCAACAACCGTTGCTGCAATTGAACTTGCTTGGGATTCTAATGACCAAATTGAGGAATTTGAAGTAACATGGGCATATGATTATTGGGAAATTCAATCTGGTATCACCGGTAACGGCGGCACTTCCTAACTAAAATAAAATGCGGGTCGCGGTGCTTGAACACCCACCCGCACTATTGCTTATGAGGGGTAGAAAATATTCTAGTGAACACCGTAAAAATTTGAGTATATCAAAATCTACCGATTTTCATAGAGACCTGGCTAGAAAAAACGGATCTATGTTCAAAGGCTATATTCATTCAGAAGAAACCCGGCGGAAACGGAGTGAATCTATGAAAGCATGGCACGCCCAGAGAAAACTACTAAATAGTCAGTAGATGAAATAGGAAAGATGTTGCCATGATTCAGTTGTTCGGCTATCAAATTGGCCGTGTAGAAAAAGAAGACAAAAAGCGAGAGAACATTCAATCGTTCACCGCTCCGGCTAACCACGACGCGGCTATGACGGTTGCGGAAAATGGCGTCTTCGGTACATATTTGGATATGGACGCGACTTCAAAAAACGAAGCGCAACTTATCACAAAATACAGAGAACTTGCTTTATCACCTGAGGGTGAAAGAGCCATTGATGATATCGTAAACGAAGCGATCATAATGGAGAACTACAAGTCTCCTGTTGAAATCAAGTTAGACAAACTGGAACAGCCAGAGGCTATCAAAAAGAAAATCACCGAAGAATTTGAACAGATTCTCAAGTTGATGGATTTCAACAACAAGGCTTATGATATTTTCAAACGCTGGTACGTAGACGGTCGTTTGTATTACCACAAGATGATTGACGTAAAGAAGCCAAGGCAGGGCATTCTGGAATTGCGCTATATCGACCCTCGTAAAATCAAGAAGGTTCGTAAGCAGATTGCACCGAAGGACACTAACAGACCTGTTGTTTCTATTGCACCGTCATATAAAGAATTCTACCTATACAACGAACGTGGCATCGCCAGTAACATGAACGAGGGTATTCGTATCGCTAAAGATTCGATTACCTATGTTCACTCCGGTATTATCAACGAACGAAACACCATCATCCTTTCGCATTTGAATAAGGCTCTAAAGATTTGGAACCAGATGCGTTGGATGGAAGACTCATTGGTCATTTACCGTATCTCTCGCGCACCCGAACGTCGCATTTTCTACATTGACGTTGGTAACCTGCCGAAGATGAAGGCGGAACAATATCTCAAAGATATGATGGTCAAGCATAAGAACAAACTGGTCTATGACGCCTCGACTGGTGAAATCAAAGACGACCGTAAATTCCAGACTATGATGGAAGATTTCTGGTTGCCTCGTCGTGAAGGTGGCAAAGGAACAGAGATTTCTACACTACCCGGTGGTGAGAACTTGGGTCAAATTGAGGATGTTGAATTCTTCAAAAACAAATTTTACAAGGCCTTGAACGTACCTATCTCTCGTATGGAAGCAGACGGCGCATTTAATCTTGGTCGTGCAAGTGAAATTACCCGTGACGAATTGAAATTCTCAAAGTTTATCAACAGATTGCGTATGCAGTTTGCCGAAATGTTTGACGATTTTCTTGAAACCCAACTAATTCTCAAGGGTATCACAGACAAAGCAACATGGAATATCATCAAAGAGGATATCTTTTATGACTTCCGTGAAGATAACCACTTTGCTGAATCAAAGAACCAGGAAATCTTGCGCGAACGCATGACCATCTTGAATGATGTTGACGCCTATGTTGGTCGTTACTATTCTCTTGAGTGGGTCAAAAAGAATATTCTTCGCCAGACTGATGAAGAAATCGAAGAATTGGCTAAGGCTATGAAAGAGGATGAAGCGGAAGGAGTAGATCCAGAAGAAACTGGTGACACAAACTTCGGTGCTTTCTCTGGACGACCAGACGCGGCTACACGCGAAGAACCTATAGAGCAACTTCCAGACGAGGAAGACCGTCAGTTACCTGGCGCACCGGAGCCAGAGCCAAAGAAGTGAGCCGCCACAACTTTCCTAGATAGAATATGGATTAATACGTGTTCTGGTGACGGTATAAATATTGATGATTGCTTAGGTTTGAGAGCATTAGACATTTCTATTGAAGGCGTTGTAAACGGTTTCAAAACAACAGCAACCTCATTGGGTACCGGTGGTGAAACTGACTTACAAAGAATTATAATTATGAACGCAACAACGGGTATCAATATCGGAACAAACGTCGAACACACAAAAGTTTATTTGTCGTGTCTTGTTGGACCTGATGTTACCACAAGGTTGACAGACAACGGCACAAATACCTTTGTCGAAACTGGCGCAAGGCTTCTGTTGATACAAGAGCAATTGCCGACGCTGTATGGGATGAAGCAGTCGCAGATCACACGACAGCCGGAACCTTCGGGGAACGTGTTGGCAAACTACTGACCAAAATTCAATCGCTTTACTACAACTAAATAGCACAGTATAGAGCGCACAATTATTATAAATAGTGATAGGAGAACAAATAATGACCGAATACACAACAACAGATATCGTAAGGCATTCACTAGCGGGTGAAGCAGGCAAAGTAAAAGAAGCCGTGACCGCAGTAATGGGCGATAAAGTTGCAGACGCTCTGAACGTCAAGCGGGCTTCTATAGCCGCGACGTGGCTTCAATCCCAAACAGACGAGGAACCTGATGAGTAAATCATTTAGACAAATGCGCCGAGACCTTCAAGAGGTACCCGAGGCAAACCCACAGGAAATGGAGCCTGAAAATCCAGAAGTCAAAGCCGCTAATTCGCTCAAAAAGGGCAAGAAGCTGGCTGATATGACTAAGCACCCAACTGCGGGTGACGAGGTTTTCAAAGGCAAAGCAACAGGCGCTCGGTCTTCTGTTCATGCTGAAGAAACTGAATTGGGTGAAGCTAAGAAATATGAATTCAATGCAGATCAAGAAAACTTTGATTTTGACCCAGAAGAAATGTTGAAGGCAGCAAAAGCCAAAGGTCTAAATGCTAAATTTACCTATCGCATGGGTCGGTCCAAAGGACCAGATGGTGTTACTATCAAAGATGATCCCGCAAAGGTCAAAAAGTTCATTAGTGGTTATGACGCGAAGGCTGCTAAAGGTATCGACTATTATAATCTGATTGAAAACGAAGAAACTGAATTGGCTGAAGGCGCACTACAACTAAAAGCGATTCCTTATTTCGCCGCTGCTCAAGGTAAGATGCTCAACAAATCTGACCAAGCCAAGGCTTATATGGAAATCGGTAAACAAATGAAGGCGTTTGCCAAGAAGCATATCAAAGACAAAGAAGAAACAAATTACTGGAATTCGATCATCCATATCTTTAGTCGTGGTTCCAGACCATTTGAAGACGATTTCATGTTCGGTTCCTTTGCGCCTGATAACGCAGACCAAATCAAAAAGCGTGTGGTACAAGTCATTTCTAAACTGACAGGTAACCCTAAGTTTTGGAAGGCTGTTGCAAGCATCAAAGAGGAAGTTGAACTTGATGAAATCAAAGCTAATCGCCCAAGAGCCGGTGGTAGTAAAGCGATTGAAAACAGCATCAAGCGCCATATTGAAATGACAAAGGAATTTGTTAAAAAAGGTATGAGCCAAGAGGCCGCTTCTAAAAAAGCGTTTGATATTATCACTTCTGGTGTTAAAGAAGAAGTTGAACTTGATGAAGTTTCCGACGCTGGTAAAGCCGTTCTGGCTGCTAAAGGTGCCAAGAGAGGCATCCGTGATGTTCATAAAGCGGCTGACGGTGTTGAAAAATCTGTAGATGATGCAGAAGACGCAGCCAAGAAAGCATTGAAAGCC